AGGTGCAACTGGTGCCACAGGTCCTACAGGAACTTCTGGTACTAACGGTGCCACTGGTGCTACAGGACTCGGTGCTACTGGTGCTACTGGTCCTTCTCAATTTGCTGACTCTAATAATGTTATCTTTTTAAATAATACGTTGATTACTTCTAACACAACATTGCAGCCAGGTCGTGGTGCATTTTCTGTTGGACCAATCTCAGTCAATACAGGTGTTCAACTTATTGTTTCATCTAACACAAGGTATGTGGTACTATGAGTAATATTATTCTAGGTGGCGGACCATCAGGTGGTGGTTCTGTAACACTACTAGCACCGAATACAAATAGTAATCAGATTGCTTCTATACCAGATAGAACTGGTAATGTATCTATGGATGGTCCAGCTTTTAGTGCCGTTAAACTTACTAACCAAAATATTTCAAATGCAACTTTTACAAAAATTGCATTTACGGGTGAAACATTTGATACGGCTAATGCTTTTGATTCTGTAACAAATTATCGTTTTCAGCCACAAGTAGCAGGATATTATCAATTAAACGCATTAGGACAATTTGATGGATCTTCTGTTACAAGAACGCTTTTATCATTTTATAAAAATGGTAGTCAATATTACATTGGTGCAGATTTTAATTCTCCAATTGCTCCAAGAATAGGAACTTCCTGCATTATGTATTTAAATGGTTCTACTGATTATGCAGAAATGTATGGTTATATAACGGCTTCAAGCGGAAACATAATCTATGCTTCAACTTCAGTAAATCAAATAGATGCAACTGCCTTTCAAGGTTGCTTAGTGAGGGCTGCATAATGCCATACGGTTCAATCTCAGTAGACCAAATCAATAACACCACAGGATATTCTCTTGGTGCTGGTAATGCCACAGCAATGAAGAATAGATTGATTAACGGAGCCATGGTAATAGACCAGAGGAATGCTGGAGCTTCCACAACTCCTACAGATGGCGGTATATATAATTTAGACAGATGGCAAGTATCAATGACCAGCGCATCTAAATTTAGTGTTCAACAAAATGCTGGTTCTGTAACTCGTCCTGCAGGATTTACTAATTATTTGGGAGTTACATCTACATCTGCTTTTTCTGTTGGTACTAGTGAATGGTTTATGTTGAACCAAACTATTGAAGGTTTTACTAATGCAGATTTAGGATGGGGAACCGCTAATGCTAAAACAATTACCTTGTCTTTTTGGGTTCGTTCTAGTTTAACAGGAACATTTGGTGGAGTTATTAATAATGGAGATAACACCAGAGGATATCCTTTTACATATACAATTTCTTCAGCTAATACTTGGACACAAATTAGTATAACTATTGCTGGTGATACTAGTGGGTCATGGGATACAACTAATGGAAGATGGGGTTATCTTCGTTTTGGATTAGGTGTTGGTTCAACATATAGTGGAACTTCAGGTTCGTGGACAGCAAGCACAGTTTTTTCAGCCACAGGAGCAGTTAGTGTAGTGGGAACAAGCGGTGCAACTTGGTATATTACTGGTGTTCAGCTGGAAGTTGGAAGTGTGGCCACAGGTTTTGAATATCGACATTATGGCCAAGAGTTAGCTTTATGTCAACGGTATTATTATGTTCAAGCAAGTTATGATTTTTCTGGTGGTAATTCCACAATATCATCTTTTGTTTTGTATAGTTCAACTGATGCAAGAGGAATTATTACATTCCCTGTAACTATGAGATCCGCACCAACTTTATCGCAAGGAAGTGGTAGTAATTTTTACAGCGGATATGGAAACGCTTCAGGACCAAATAATTTTAATTCTTTTGGTGGAATAACAGCAACAACAAAACAAGGTACACAGTTGTATATCCAAGGAGTTAGTCAAGGAATACAAGGCGGTGCTTGTTGGATAAACTGCTCAGTTAGTGGTGCATTTGTTGCCTTTAGTGCGGAGTTATAGAATGTATAAAATTGCAAAAGATCCTTACGGAAAAAATATTATTTCATTAGAACAAAACGGAATTAAAATTTGTTTTGGTGAACACGAAGATAACACAGACTACCAAGAATACTTAAAATGGGTTGCAGAAGGTAACACACCAGAACCAGCAGAGGCCGCAGAATGACCACGACTATTGACGGCAATTCAGGAGTTATATTTCCAAACAACACTACACAAGCTAGTGCTGGTCAGGTGTTGCAGGTGGTTAATGGCACTTATTCAGGCCCCTATTTTTCAACAACAAGTACCACTTTTGTATCTACTGGATTAACGGTAACTATTACACCTAAGTTTGTTACAAGTAAAATTTTATTACTTTTACAAGTTGAAGTTTATAATGATACAGCAAATAAAGGTGGTGATTTAACCATTTATAAAAATGGTACAAATTTAGCCTCAGGTTTATTAGGAAGAATGTATCCTATTTCTGGTCAATTAGCTATTAATATTCCTATTAATTATTACGATTCGCCATCAACAACATCAGCAACAACTTATACACTTTATATTAAAACAACAAATGCTGGATATGCTTTCAATGCTTTTCAAGATGCTTTTCCATCAACAATTACTGCATTGGAAATAGCAGCATGACAATATACTTAGGGCAAATTGCTGGTTCTGGAATCTCTGGTGCAACTGGTCCTACGGGACCAACTGGACCATCTGGTGCTACCGGTGTATTTCCTACAAGCAGTTCAGCTAACTTAGCAATTACTAATGCCAATACATCAACATCAAATACTACTGGTGCTCTGACTGTTGCAGGTGGTGTAGGTGTTACGGGTAATGTATGGGTAGATACTGTTGTTGTTACGAATGGCTTGATACTTAATTCTAACACAATAAATAGAAGTTATACGGTACCAGACAATTACAATGCTGGTTCATTTGGTCCAATCACAGTAGCAAACTCTGCGATTGTTACAGTACCAAGTGGTTCAATTTGGACCGTGGTCTAAGGATAAAGAATGACATTCAAAGTTGATGGCGCAAACGGCCTAACATTTCCAAATAACACTACACAAGCTAGTGCTGGTCAAGTGTTGCAAGTGGTTAATTCTACTTGGGTAACTGCTGTATCAAGCACTTCATCTTCGTGGTCAACAACAGGTTTTTCTGCAACTATTACTCCAAAATTTTCAACAAGCAAAATTTTAGTAATTTTTAATTTATGTGCTTGTAGAACTTCAAATGCTGGTAATGGTGGTCAACATACTATTTATAGAAATGGAACAACTAATCTTGGAGCAAGTGGAACAGGCTTTGATTGTATTGGATTTAACCAATCTGCCACTACTGATTTATATAACACTATACCTATGATTTGGCTTGATTCGCCAGCAACTACAAGTGCTACAACATACGCTTCTTATTTTCGTACTAATAGCGGAACAGTATCTATAAATGCAGTAGGGGTTTCAACTGTTACATTAAAGGAGATTGCACAGTAATGCCAATTAAATTACAATCTTCTTCTGGTGGTTCAGTTACTTTAGATGTGCCGGTCACAGCAAGTAACTTTAATGTAACTGTTCCTAATGCTTCTGGTACTGCTATGGTTAGCGGTAATATGCCAGCGTTTGGTGCTTATGCCGCAACTGGTACCTCTGTTTCTTCTGGAACACAAACAAAAATTAATTTTGATACAGAAGATTTTGATACACATAATTGTTACTCATCTAGTCGTTTTACTCCAACTGTTGCTGGTTATTATCAAATAAGTGCAATGGTAGCATGGCCTACAAGTAATACTACAAACGTAACTTTTATTGCTGTTTATAAAAATGGTTCAGCATTTAGGTATCTCCAAAGAATGCCAAAAACAGCACAATATATTTGGCTTACAGGTTCTACGGTAGTTTACTGTAATGGAACAACCGATTATATTGAAATTTATGGTTATCAAGATGCTGGTTTGTCAATAACAACCGATAACGGAATTGCTTATACTTGGTTTACTGGTGTTTTAGTGAGGGCTGCATAATGTCGGTACAATACGGCGGAGATAAAATAACATTTGCTGATGGTTCTTCTACATCTAGTGGATATACAGGATTCAAAAATAGAATTATTAACGGTGCCATGGTTATAGACCAAAGATATGGTGGATCTAGTACCACATTAGCATCTGGCACAACAAGAACACTTGATAGATGGACTTGTTTTTCAGCACTTGATTCAAAATATTCTATTCAACAAAATGCTGGTTCTGTAACTCCTCCAGCAGGTTATGTTAATTACCTAGGAGCAACTTCATTAGCTGCTACTACGCCAGCCACAGAAGATGTTTATCTTGTTCGGCAATATATTGAGGGATTTAATGTAGCCGATTTAGCATGGGGAACTGCAAGTGCTAAAACTATTACCTTATCCTTTTGGGTTCGTAGTTCATTAACAGGAACTTTTGGTGGTGCTTTAAAGAATGGTGCAGGTGATTACTCATATCCATTTACATACACAATATCTCAAGCAAATACTTGGGAATATGAAACCATTACCGTACCTGGTTCAACAAGCGGAACTTGGTTAACAACTAATGGTCTTGGATTGTCTTTAGTATTTTCATTAGGAACAGGATCTTTTTATGCCGGTTCGGCCGGATCTTGGTCAAACAATTCTTATTTTACTGCAACAGGATCCACCAATGTTGTTGGCACAAATGGTGCTACATGGTATGTTACTGGAGTCCAGGTGGAAGTAGGTTCTTCATCCACAACTTTTGAATATCGTCCTTATGGAACCGAATTGAATATGTGTCAAAGGTATTATCAAAAAGTGGGTGGTGGACTTGGTCAAGGTGGACAATCTTCTACTATAATTTATTGGGGTTGTGTTCTTCCTGTTACAATGAGAACCAGTCCAAGTTTAGGTCAAACGGCCGTTAATGTATTTTCAAGACCAGGTGTGGATGTTTGGATTCAATCATCAACAGGATTAACTGGTAGCAGTTCATCACCACAAGGCATTTATACTGCATTTACTAATCATTCAGGTGTAACATCTCAATCACCTTATGTTTATGCTGTTTCTTATGCTGGCAATCCTTCTTATGTTACTTGTGAAGCGGAGATATAATGATTACATATAAACTATCTAAAGAATTTTCTACACAAGAACCAAATGGTGTTATTAAATTTAATAATGAAAATTTTGTTGCATGGATTCCAATGAATGAAGATAACACCGATTACCAAGAATATCTTAAATGGGTTGCTGAAGGCAACGAACCATTACCAGCGGACGAATAATAAATGCCAATCTATCAATCAGTTGTTGCAGGTTCAGGAATTTCAGGTGCAACAGGACCCAATGGTGCTACTGGCGTTACGGGACCTACTGGACCAAACGGACCAACAGGCCCAACTGGACCAGCAGGTGCTACCGGTGTAACTGGACCAACTGGACCATCTGGTGCTACAGGACCTTCTTCAATTACCGCAGTATCGGATCAATCAAATAGTTCTACAGGATATCTTGCATTACCGGCAGGTACCTCAGGACAAAGACCGGGTAGTTCTGCAAATGGATACACAAGATTAAATACCACCGTTGGTGCAGTAGAATCTTATTTCAATGGTAAATGGCAAGCAATTACAACTTTTGCAACGGTACCTAATGCACCAACAGCTGTATCTGCGGTTGCTGGTGATGCTCAAGCTGTAGTATCGTTTACTGCACCAGCAAATAATGGTGGATCAACAATCACATCTTATACGGCAGTATCTTCTCCAGGTGGATTTACTGCATCAGTTTCACAATCAGGTTCAGGTAGTGTTACTGTAACAGGTTTATCAAATGGTACTGCATATACATTTACAGTATTTGCCACAAATGCTATTGGTAGTGGTGCATCAAGTTCTGCAAGTGGTTCAGTAACACCAGTTGCACCAGTAGTTGTTTCTTCACTTATTATTGCTGGTGGAGGAGGCGGCGGAGCGTATTACCAAGCTGGTGGTGGCGGTGCTGGTGGATATATAAATTCATTTGCATCAGAAACATCTGGTGGAAACTCAGCTACTGCAGCAACTTCAAGCGTAGCTGTTGGAACTGTTCTTACTGTAACAGTTGGCGGTGGCGGTAATGGTGGATCAGGATTAGGTTCTGTTGGTTCGCAAGGAAGTTCATCTTCTATTATTGGAACTGGAATGTCGGTGACTGCTACTGGTGGTGGATACGGTTCATCAGGCCAAAATGGAAGCCCTCCTCCCGGAGGTAACGGCGGTTCAGGTGGCGGCGGCGCTGATTATGTGCCAGGCACAGCATCTGCAGGTGGTTCTGGCATTGCTGGACAAGGATCAAACGGGTCTGCTCCCCCTCATGCAGGTCCTTCTTATGGTTCTGGAGCTGGTGGTGGTGCAGGACAAATCGGTCAAACTGGAAGTGGTACTGTTGGCGGTGTAGGCGGTGCAGGTTTATCTTCGTCTATTACCGGAACTGCTACAACTAGAGGCGGTGGAGGTGGCGGGTCTTGTTACTCAGGTTCTGGTGGTCAAGGCGGTGCTGGTGGTTCTGGTGGTGGCGGTAACGGGTCTACTGGCGCTGGTGGCGCTGGTACGCCTAATACTGGTGGCGGTGGTGGCGGTGGTGAGCGAGGTGGGGCTGGAACAGGTGGAAATGGTGGTAAAGGAGTTGTTATTATTAGCGTGCCCACTTCGCAATATTCAGGAACATCTAGCGGAGCCTCCACAATTTCTACGGCTGGGTCAAATACTTACTTAGTATTTAATGACTCCGGAAGTTATACAGTTTAATTAAGGAAAAAATATGGCTTATTTTGCAAAATTAAACTCTCAAAATATAGTAGAACAAGTCGTTTCTGTAGGCAATGAAATGCTTTTAGATAACGGCATCGAGTCTGAAGCTAAAGGCATAGAATTTTTACGTGCCCTATATAACGAACCAAATGCCGTTTGGGTGCAAACATCTTATAACAGCAGAGGCGGTATGCATACTAACGGTGGTATTTCATTCAGAAAAAACTATGCGGCTATTGGTGGCCTATACGATATAGTTCGTGACGCCTTTATTCCTAGAAAACGATATGGTTCTTGGATATTGAATGAAAATACTTGTTTATGGGAATCTCCGACACCCATGCCAAATGATGGTAAACAATATATTTGGGATGAAATAACAAAATCTTGGACAGAAATAACAGAATAAACCAATATCCTCATCACCTAAATACAGGATATCTTTAATGTTGAGGACAACATGGCAACAGTTACCAATCGAGAACAATTTACAGACTACTGCCTACGCAAGCTTGGCTTTCCAGTTATTGAAATTAACGTAGATCCAGACCAAGTATCCGATAGGATTGATGATGCACTTCAATATTGGACAGACTATCACTTTGATGGTCTACAGAAAACATATTACATTCACGAAATTACACAAGAAGATGTCGATAACAGATATCTTGATTTAACTGGCGTAAGAGATAATGCCAACGTTGCTACAGAAATTGTAGGTGTTACTCGTATATTTCCACTTCAAGATTCCCAATCAAGCATCAATATGTTTGACTTGCGGTATCAACTTCGTCTAAACGAACTCTACGATTTTACATCTGCATCATACATCAACTACACCATGACTATGCAGCATCTTCGTATGCTTGAACAGTTATTTACTGGTGAAGTTCCAATTCGTTATCAGCGTCATACACAAAAACTCTTTGCTGATTGGGCATGGGGTGACCAAGAAGCTCCAGTTGGCCAACCAGTTATTATTGATTGTTATACCACTATTAATCCTGAAGTATACAGTCGAATGTGGGACGACCGTTGGCTGAAGCGTTATGCAACTTCTTTGATTAAACGCCAATGGGGTGAGAATCTTAAAAAATTTGGTAACATTCAATTACCTGGTGGTGTTGTTCTAAATGGTGACAAAATCTTTGAAGAAGCTATGGATGAAATCAAAGACCTCGAAACTGATATGGAAAACAATTACGGTGGCGTTCTCGAATTTTTCATGAACTAATCGAACGGCACAATGGCTACTTCTCAATACTTCAATAATTACAACTCTCGCTTTCAAGAGCAGCGGCTCGTGGAAGACCTCATCGTTGAATCCATAAAAATTATGGGATTTGACGGAATGTATCTGCCTAATGACAATGATGCAGCTCGTGATTTATTGTTTGGTGAAGATCCAGTTAAGAAATTTCAATCAGCATTTCCTGTTGAAATGTATCTTTCTGAGGCACTCAACTATACCGGTGAAAAAGAATTCTTTTCTAAATTTGGTCTTGAGATTAAGAACCATACTAAGGTACTTTTAACCAAGAGAACGTTTGAACAAAGAGTACCACAAAATATTTTTCAAAGGCCACGAGAAGGTGATTTAATTTGGATTCCATTTTTAAATGGCACAGGTGAATTGTATGAGATTACATTTACTGACCAAGACAAAGACTTCTATATGCTTGGTCGACCAGCACCATATTTCTATGAACTACACTTAGAGAAGTTCAAATTCTCCAGCGAACTCATTGCTACTGGTGTTAGAGATATTGATGATGCAGCCACACAGTCAACATACACTATTGACCTTAATCTTGGTGCCGGCACAGGTGACTACCAATACGGTGAAATTGTATATCAATCGTCTGCCAATACACAAGCTAATGCAACTGCCGTGGCCGTTGTGCAATCGTGGGTTCGTGGTGCCAATACTTCTACAGCCAACACATTATCAATTTCTAATATTGCCGGTGAATTCATTGAAGGTGGTCCACTTAAAGTTGTTGGTGCCACAAGTAATGCACAATATAGATTATCTTCATACGATCCATTAAGTGATAATGTAATAGATGATACTTAT